TAAGCGAACGAGAGCCGCATTGGATAAGCCTGCAAGGGTGGGCCGCTGATGATCCGTTTATACCGGAATCTTCGATCGTCGGGTATACCAGAGAGAACTGATGCGAAAACGTAGAGCTGCATATCGCTTAGCGACTATAGAGAAATCAAAACACGTTTGATTATTTTGATTTTCTGGCCCATATTAGCCCGATGCCAAGAGGTGGATACCGCCCAAACGCTGGCCGACCGAAAGGCTCCTACGCCACGGTTACCAAAGAGCGTGCGGAACGCGAGCGCATCGCAGAGCAGATCGCCGCGCAGATCGGTGACCCAGAGAACAAGAACACCAATATCCTCGCCATCAAGAAAGCGATGGCCGGGAACCGGTTGGCCGTCGATGAGATGAAAGAGATACTACCGATCGTCAAAAACGTTCTGGCGCATTTCCAGCGGCAAGTGATGAAGAAGGAACCAGATGGTACGCTCCGGATTACGGGTGATCTAACCGAATTCAAAGAATGGCTGAAAATATTTGCCGATATCGGTTTCCGGCTGGCTGATTTTCAGAGCCCGAAGTTCCGGGCTGTTATGGTTGCACCGACGCCGGAGGGACCATCCGAGCAGCGGAAACGTTTTGTGCTTACGATTTTCGATAATCCTCAGCGGGAGATTGATATGAAGATGATCGAGCAATCCCGTAACGATGCGGCATAACCATGTTGGCGGTCAATTTAGAGTACGAGCGGCCTTATCTTTATCCGAAGCAGTTTGCGGCCATTTTTGACCCCAAACGTGTGTCAGTAGTGGAAGCGTCGACTAAGAGTGGGAAGACAAGCGCGAGCATTGTTTGGCTCACCGAGCAAGCTCTAAATGGCACTGCGGGCCAAAATTATTGGTGGGTAGCCCCAGTTGGTGTGCAGGCCGAAATCGCATTCCGACGGATGCGGATGGCATTACCCCGCGATTTCTATGCCGCTCATATTCAGCTCAAGACGCTGACCTTGGCGAATGGGGCCATTATCTGGTTCAAATCCGGCGATCACCCCGATGGGCTCTATGGGGAGGATGTCTATGCCGCAGTGATTGATGAGGCCTCCCGCTTCAAAGAGGAAGCTTGGCACGCCGTCAGAACTACACTGACGGCGACTAGGGGGCCGATTAGAATCATCGGGAACGTGAAGGGACGCCGGGGCTGGTTCTATCAGATGGCCCGCCGCGCCGAGCATGGTGACTCCGACATAGGATATCATAGGATCGTCGCCGCCGATGCGGTAGCGGCCGGCGTACTCGATGCCAAGGAAATCGAGGATGCCAAACGGGATCTTCCCGAGGCTGTCTTTCGCGAGCTTTACCTCGCCGAACCGTCCGATGACGGCGGTAACCCGTTTGGGCTCCAGCACATCAAGGCCTGCATCATTCCGCAATTATCGGAGAAGCCACCAGTTGCCTGGGGATGGGACCTCGCCAAAAGGCAGGACTACACTGTCGGCGTCGGCTTGGATCATTTCGGTCACGTCTGCCGGCTTGAACGATTTCATCATATCCCGTGGGACCAAATTCTCGAGAATGTTGTTACCATTACGGGACGGATGCCAGCATTGGTGGACTCCACGGGCGTCGGTGATCCCATCGTCGATTTTCTTCATAAAAGACCGGGAACCAATTTTGAGGGTTATCAATTTACGGCGCAGTCCAAGCAGAAGCTTATGGAAGGACTGGCTGTTGCCATTCAAAGCCGCGCTGTTCGATTCCCTGATGGGGTGCTAGTGCAAGAACTCGAACAGTTTGAATATGTGTACAAAAGAACTTCAATATCCTATTCCGCGCCAGAAGGTTATCATGACGACGCTGTAATGGCGTTGGCGTTGGCAGTATTGCATAAAGGTCAAAGCGCGCCACCGATGAAGATCACCGCAGACATCATCACGCAGATCCAGCGCAGCGGGATGCGGCGACGTTTTTGACCTCAGCACTTAAATCAAGTTATCTTGAAACATCGACCCGCATCCGAATCGATGGAGGTGCGTCATGCTGATGTTCAACACGATCAAAGAGGCGCAGTTGCGTGCGTTCTGGGGTGGTCTCGAACCGATCAGAGTGCTTGCAAAGGAATGGGGCTGTAGCGATGCCTACATCAGCCTGCTCGCCAAGAAGCTAGGACTGCCATCACGCAAGAATAAAATGGTCGAGATCAGACGAGAGAACGCGAACAAAAAGTTTCAGGGCCGCATCGGTGCTAAGATTTATTTCGACCAAGAAGCCGCTCGCCGCGGGCTAACACCGGCAGCATTGGAGCAATGGCTCATCGGCATCATCTCCCAGGATCATCTCGTCTGCGCAATTATTGATGACGGCATGCCACCGCTGCAACAATCTCAACAACGTCAGACATTGACGGGCTGACGGCGATGTGTAAAAAATCAAGTTGATTGAAAGATTCCTTTTTTCAAGATTGGAGCGCCGCCTAAATGGGAACCTGGGGAGGCGCGCGTCCGGGCTCCGGTCGGAAGGCAAAGCCGAAAAGCACAGCAGTTGCCACCGTATCGGCCGAACCGAAGCGGTCGACATCGATCCGGATGACCGAAGCCATCATTGCAGCCAGCGAGAAGTACGCCAAGCAGCACAGCCGCAAACCGGAATTCAACCCGTTCCAATTGCCAGCATTCCCGCCCAAGGTCATCCCGAAGCAAAAAGACCTCCGGATGGCAATGGACCAGTCGATGAGCTGGGCCGGACAACAATGGGCCGGCGGAATCTTCTCGAGTGTGGCATCCGAAGGAATCATGTTCCTTGGATATCCATACCTCGCCGAACTGGCGCAGCGACCAGAATACCGTGTTATATCGGAGACCATTGCGGATGATGCGACGCGGAAATGGATCGATTTTGAAGTCACCGGCAACGATGAGGAAAACAAACGGCGGGCCGAGCAGGATCCCGAAGGCGAGGCCGAGAGAATGGCGGACCCCGACGAGCGAAAGAAGCGCATCGCTGCCGCCGGAAAAACAGACAAAGTAAAAGCGCTCAAGGATGATCAGGCCAGGCTCGAAGTCCGAGACAAGTTCTACAACATCGCCCGAGATGACGGCTTCTTCGGGCGCAGCCATCTCTTCCTGAACTTCGGCACCGATCTCGATCTCGATACTTCCGAGCTAAAAACCGATATCGGTGACGGCCGCAACCAGATGAGTCAAGCCAAAGTAGGACGCGGCAAATTCAAGGAACTCAAAGTCGTCGAAGCGGTCTGGACCTATCCGACTACCTACAATGCGGTGAACCCGCTCCGGGATGATTGGTACAATCCACAGGTCTGGTACGTCATGGGCAAGGAAGCCCATGCCTCGCGCCTGCTCACCTTCATCGGTCACCCGGTCCCGGACCTTCTGAAACCGGCCTACAGCTTCGGTGGTTTGGCGCTGTCACAGATGGCGAAGCCATACGTCGATATCTGGCTGACGACCAGGCAGAGCGTCGCCGACCTCATCCACTCGTTCTCAGTCATGGTGCTGATGACCGATCTGCAGACCGTGCTGCAGCCCGGTAATGCCGATGCCCTGATTGCGCGAGCCGCCATGTTCAATGCCCTGCGTGACAATCAAGGGCTGATGATGATCAACAAGGCGACCGAAGACTTCAAAAATGTCTCCGCTTCGATGGCCGGGCTCCACGAGCTGCAGGCCCAGGCACAGGAGCACGTCGCATCGGTGGCGAGGATACCGCTCGTCAAGTTCACCGGCATCCAGCCATCTGGTTTGAACGCGACATCCGACGGCGAAATCAAGGTTTATGATGATACCATTTCGGCTTATCAGAACCGCTTCTTCCGGCCGCATCTGACCCGTGTCGTCAATTTCGAGCAGCTCTCGCTCTGGGAGGAAGTCGATCCCGAGATCAGCATCGTCTTCGAACCGCTGCGGCAGTTGACCGATAAGGAACAAGGCGACAAGCAAAAGGCCGAAGCCGAGCGCGACCAGATCTATGTTGACATGGGAGCATTGGCACCGAAGGAAGTCCGGAAGCGGATCGTTAATGATCCAGAATTACCGTATGCTGATCTTGATGCAGAAGATGCACCGGATCTTCGTCAAGAAGAAATCGAAGGCTTGGAACCAAAAGGCGGCCGGCCTGATCCTCTCGCCGAACAACATGGACTTGATGCTGCATTGACTAGGACTATTTTGATGGTTCGCCACGGGGCAACATCATTAAATAATGAGGATGTCTCTGTTGATCGGATCCGAGGCTGGAAAGACATTCCGCTGTCGCCGGACGGCGAAGCCGAAGCTAAAAAACTTGGGCAGCAGATGTCGGATGACCCTCCCGATGTCATTGTGACGTCTGATCTCAAGCGGGCAGCCGATACAGCGGAAATCATTTCTGAAATTACAGGTGTTCCAGTCAAGGAAACCACCAAGGATTTGAGGCCGTGGAACTGCGGAAAATACTCCGGCTGGGTTACTTCTGAAGCTGTTCCGATTCTAGCC